AAAACCCCAACTGCCATTTCGTGATTAACCTCACGGTGCAGTTTTAGACCTATACACATATGACAAAAATCACCATCGCCGTAAACTCCACAATCCATGAGAAACTTCGTATCTTCGCTGAAAATAGTGGCGTCGAAATCGAAGTTTTAGCAGCGGAATTTGTAGAAGATATGGTAAGGTCCGCTTCCGATGATTCAGAACTACTCGGTGAAAAGTCTGATTGCATAATAACCACTTAAAAATTGTATTACAAGGGGAGGGTAACTCCCCCCAGTATCAAATATGACACTAATACTTGAATGCAGTTCTTTCACCGCAACCCCTCTGGGGGACGGCAAAATAAGCCTCGAAGTAAAAGGGGCTACCCCAAAAGGGAAAGACGCCGAAGCCTCATACGAGGCCGAAGCAGCAATAGAGCGGTTGAGCGAGTTGCTCGGGAGAAAAGTCTCCCGTGGCAACCTTGCCTACTGGCGCGATAATATGCACCTTCCTTACCGGAAGCTCGGATTAAAAAAGTTCGTATACAAAGAAGCTGACCTTACCAAGTGGGCTAAGGGTCAGTCTAAATGTAATAACCACATCACCGCATGGGAAAAATAAATTCACGAGCGAAAGGCGCTAGGGGCGAGCGAGAGCTGGCCTCTTTTCTGACCGAGGAGGGGTTCCCCGCCAAACGCGGAGTTCAATTCAGCCAAGGGCGATTTGGACTAACTGGAGACGATGTCATTTGCGACTCTCTCCCACTGCATATCGAATGCAAGCGCGTCGAGGCGGGGAACCCCTATGTGTGGCTCGAACAGGCGGTGAGAGACGCCAAAGAGGGTAAAATCCCCACCGTTTTTCATAAGCGCAATGACCACGGATGGATCGTCGTTTTACGCGCTGAAGATTTTATCTCCATCCTCCGTGAATCCTCTCTAGTTAAATGAACAGCATACTTGAAACAGCAATGGAAGTGACGACGGGTGATCGTCGTCGAGATTACGACAAAGCGACCTCGAACCACCAAAGAATCGCTGATGGATGGAACTGGTACCTCAAAGCGAGGAAAGAGCCCGAGGCTCCGCTATCCGCTCTGGATGTGGCTCACATGATGATCGTGCTCAAAATGGCTCGCGCTTGCTACACTCCCACACGCGACACTTATGTCGACATCGCAGGCTACGCCAAATGCAGTTCGCAGATTTCTAAATTCGAGGAAGAATGAAATTTACCCTCTACCCGTTTCAACAAGAAGCGGTGGAAAAAAACCTCAAAAGCCTAGATGCAAACGGTGCCTCTTTAGAGGCGACTGGCTGCGGCGGGGGGAAAACCATCATCGCTTGTGAAGTCGCTCGGCGCTACGCGCTGCCAGTCGGAGTGATCTGCCCAAAGAGCGTCAAAGCCAAGTGGCAAGCCACTCTGGAGTCGTTCGGCATTGATCCCGTGTTTGTCGAGAACCCTGAAAAACTCCGTGCTGGAAACACCGCATGGTTAAAAAAAGTGGGTAGTAATTTTAAATGGGTGCCCGAATCGATCCTTCTCATAGTCGATGAAGTTCACATGTGCGCGGGTATAAAATCCGCCAACGGAAAGATGCTCGAAGCCTCTCCCTACCGCACTCTCATGCTTTCTGCCACAGCCGCAGAGAGCCCGCTCCGAATGAAAAGCATTGGAGTGAAACTAGGGCTATTTCACTCACGTCAATTCTGGAACTGGGCCGCTCACATGGGGGCCGAACGAGGTCAATGGGGCGGGCTAGAATGGGACCCGAAGGTAAAAGAAAACAAACTGCGAATGCAGCACCTCCACGATTCCGTGTTTACAACTCGCGGCAACAGGACGCCTGACGCGGTTTTAAGCGAGCAGCTCCCAGACCTCACGCTTTCCGACGAACCCATTTTTATATCACCACTCGACCGTGAAGAAATTCACAAGCTCTACTCAGAGATGGTGGACATCGAAGACCCAGCGGCTGTGAAGAACTTGAGGCAGCGCCAAGCGATCGAACTCATAAAAATTCCTTACCTCGTAGAGCGTGCAGCAGCGATCGTGGAAGACGGAGGCAGTGCAGTCATGTTCCTCAACTTCCATGCTTCCATCGATCTCGCTTCAAAGCTTCTTGGCGACATCTCCGAAACAATAGACGGGAGGGTGTCGCAGAATATGCGACAGTTGAGCCGCGATAAATTCCAGGCAAATATCCTCCGCTGCCTCGTCATTCAAATCGGCGCTGGAGGCCAGAGTATCGACCTCCACGACGTTCATGGTAACGCTCCACGCACTGCCCTAATCTGCCCACAATTTAGCGGCACCGCAGAGGAACAAGCAATAGGTCGCATCCGACGATTTGGTGGAAAAAACCGCGCATTGGTTCTCCGATTGTTTGTCTCAGGGACCGTGGAGCAAGCAGCACTGCACCTCACAGCCCACAAGCGCGAGAATACAACAATTTTTAACGAAGGAATTATGTCAGACACAACAACACAACTGCGCGACGTGAGAGAAGTCTCACTCGCGTTAGCAAACAACGAGAGAGAACACGCCGAGCATTCGCCGTCCTCTCTGAAAGAAAAAGCGAAATGCCCAGGCTTTCGTAATGACCAAACCCGCGATACTACCGCAGCAGATAGAGGCTCCCTAGGGCACCTTGCCGTCGAGAAAGAAAACCTCGATGTCATCCCTGCCGACGACGAGTTTCTCCGCAAAAGTGCAGGGCTGTGCTTGCAGTACCTCACCTCTCTGCGAGCCAAGTGCCAAGCACCTGTGGAAGATATTCGCGAGCGTCGTTATGTAGTACTCGATCAGTTCGGGCATATCGATCACGTCATGGTTCACGGAACCAGTGCAGAATTGGTGGACTACAAATTTGCATGGGGAAAATACGAAGCCGACTCGCCTCAATTTTGGGCTTACGCCATTGGCATTTTCCACGCGCATGAAAGAGTAGAAACCCTCACAGTTCACGTTGTTCTCCCCTTCCAAGGGATCATAGACGTAGTTAGTTGGACTCGCTCAGAAGACCTAGACCGCCTCGTAGCGCAAGTAACGGCGATCATTGAAGCCGCGAAGCGGAACGACCCAGCAGCCTATTTAACAGGGGGTCATTGTGCATGGTGCGCTCACCGCGCCGAGTGCCCGAAGCTCAACAGCCTCGCCCTCACCATCGCTCGTAAATATCAGCCTGACGAGCTGGCTCTCCCACCGCAGTTTGATCCCGCGATCATCACCGATCCAGAGAAAATGGCATTAGCGAAAAGACTCTCGCCGATCTTAAAGGGATGGGCGGAAAAAGTAGACGCCCGCGCCCTAGAGCTTCGACTCTCGGGGGTGGAAATCCCAGGTTGGGAACTTGCCGAACGCTCTAGTGCGTTTGACATCACCGACGCTCAAGCAGCATGGGAAGTCGTGAAAAATAAAATCACCCCAGAAGCTTTCGCAGCTTGCGCCAAACTAAAAATTGGCGAACTAGAAAAAGCTGTTTCACGCACCGCAGAACGAGGGCAAATGGCTAAGTCTAAAACAGCTTTGCGAGATGCTCTCATTGACGCGAATGCGGCAAAAGTAGAAGGGACGATTCTTTTTTTGAAAAAGTCAAAAATAGTTTGAACGGATTGATAAATTCCGCGTCTCATGTAATAACCCCATAACCAGAACAACAAAACTAAACCACTAAAATACTAAAAATGGCAACCATATCATTCGACGAAATCGAAAACACGAAACAACTCGTAACAACGCAGCCGGAAGCAAACGCGCTCGCAAATATCAGCACCAATGACTACTCCGACAAGGGGCTCATCGGAGATTGGAGCGCAAGCGACACGAAGCTCCCACGCATCAACCTCGTCAACAAGACGGGCGTTCTAGCGGATCAATTCAGCCCAGGAACTTGGGTTCTCGACAAGCAACACCAGATCAGTGGGATCGATCCGAAGGACAAGAAAAAGGGAGTCGCACTTCGCGTCATCGCGTTGCAAATGATGAAGCAGTATCAAGAAAATATTCCCTACGACGACCGTGAAAACACGCAAGTCCGAATGTTCTCCACAGCCGCACAGGTGCGGGATGTAGGGGGTCAGGTGCATTGGACTCGTGGGGCGAATTTCTTCTCGGAGATCGCCACCGTTGAGTTCCTGATTCAGGCAATCGAGGGGCTTTGCGAAGAGAGTGAATCCTTGTTCTACAACATCGCTTCCGACGGCACTCGCTACACACGAGCCGTTGCAACATTTGCTTCGACATCGTACAGCGGTGTCGCAGTTCCAATCGCAACTTCGCTTCGCACACACCTCGCAGCTTGCGGTCTTAAAGGTGGGCAGTGGGACCTCGGTTCGCTCATCACCACTAAGGCTGACAAGTCATGGTGGACACCGACGATTCGTTCGGCGGGTCTCGTAACCGAAGCCCAAAAAGAACTCATTAACACACTCCCCTGAGTCAACAAATGGGTTGCATGGAGTAATAACCATGCAACCTATATCTCTTATGGAAAAACGATTCGCAAAAATAGTTAAAAATCCAGAAACAGGACGGACTAAAACCGTCAAGTTTGGTCAAGCGGGCGCGGCAAAAGACGGAGGAGACCGTATCAGGCCAGGTACAGCAAAGGGGGACGCTTACTGCGCTAGGTCAGCAAAAATAAAGGGTGACTGGAAGAGTGACCCCAATAGCCCGAACAACCTGTCCCGTAAAAAATGGAAATGCGAAGGAAGCAAGTCATCAAAATGAAAGCCACACTAGAATTTAATCTACCAGAAGAACAAAACGAGCATCTCTACGCCCTTAAGGGGGTGGACGCATTGCTAGTCATCGACGACCTACTCAACGAAATCAGATCGCTCCTCAACCACGATTGCGGCTTGCTTTCTAAGTGGAGGGATGAAGATGGAATTCTCGTTAAGCCAGACTACACGACCGTTGAGATCGTCCGCGACGTTCTCATTGAGTTGAAACAAGAGAGACAGTTGCCAGAGCTTTTATAATGATCTGTGCTATTGATTTCGAGTCGTACTACGACAATGAAACCAGCATAACGACGCTGGGTGGGTGGCATTACGCGCGGGCGACTGACATCTACCTAGTGTCTATGGCGGGGGATACCGGATTGCGTTTCGTCGGGCACCCCAAGGATGCGCCTTGGGAGCTAGTGAACGGGGCGACTTGGATCATGCACAACGCGGCATTCGATCTGACTCTCTTGGATTGCCTCGTTGAAAAAGCAATCGTCCAGCCTGTTTACGCGGAGAAGGTCTACGATACCGCCGACATGACCGCCTTTTTCAGCTACCCGCGATCCTTGAAAGAGGCATCTCACCATCTGCTAGGGCTGGAAATCTCAAAAGACGTGCGGGATAAGATGAAAAAGAAGCAGTGGGCGACCATGACCCCAGACTTTCAGGAAGATGTTCGGAAATATGCCCTCTCGGATGCCGAGAATACGCTGAATCTTTGGCTCAAGCATGGGGATAAGTGGCCCGAGCGCGAAAGGACAATTTCTAAGCTCACACGCGAGATGACAATGCGTGGAGTGCCCGTAAATATAAAGAAGTTACGCGAAAGTGCTATAACTTTAGCCGAAACGAGCGAAAAAACACGCGATCTCCTGCCTTGGCACCCCGACCGCCCTGCTTTATCGCTTCACGCGGTCAGGGATCAATGCACTAAAGAGGGGATTTGGGCTCCAGAGAGCTTTGCGGAGAAAGAAGACGACGCTCAGAGGTGGGAAGAGGAGTTCGCGGCCAAATATCCTTGGGTTCGAGCGATCCGCGACCACCGCAAGGCTAATAAACACCTTAAAACCATCCAAACCATGCTCACTCGCACACGTCCATGCGGTCGAATGG